CACTGCCACTAACCCAACGTAAACGACTTCTTTTTAAAGTCGAGACTTTATTGCGAGCTTCGCTTATCCAAGAATTTGAGTCGAAATTTGCCTTATAGCCTACATGATTCTCTGTATCATAACACCAAAGAGAATCTATTTGCTTCAACTGCAAGGAATCGAAATTTAATTCAGCCACTTCAGTTTGTTTCTTATTTAAAACAGCAGGCATATAAGCACTTTTATCAGTAAAATCTCCATAAGTTATAGGGAGAATCTTGCTTGTGTAGACATCAGACTCAGTATCTGAAAGAACACCAAGTTCCATCTCCTTCATTCTCTGAAAGTCTCCCCTACAAGTAAAGTCAAAGGAGGTTTGAGAAGGAGAAACTTTTTCTATAGAACCTTTAAAGATCATTGTGTTACCAGAGGCACTTAACACGTCTCCATTTATGTTAATATAAACCTCTACTCTTCGACCCATCAATCTTAGAGGTTTTACGATATGTTCAGTATTTTGTAATTTAAAAGTAAAATCACTTGTCTTTGCAAGACCACCAACTCCACTTAACTTCCGCGCCTGTTTAGAGATACCTGAGTATCGACCCAGTACCTCTATAGAACGAGATACTGAGCCGACATTAGTTAGAAGTCCAGGTACACGTTGAAAAGTATCTGTGAAGTTATCGCTTGCAACCGTACCAACAACAAAAGCGTCACGAGTTAAACTCGACCCACTAAAGGGTGAGTTATTAACCCAGTCGTCATTTGTGTTAGGATAAATTGCAATCATTGTGTACATTTTAGCTCCTTGTGTATCTATAAGGAAACTCTAACTGCCAAACTCCAGGCGCTGAAGGGGTCAAGATTCCCTTTATATCTTGACCACCATCATACCTACAAGTTATAGACGTACCGTCCCCTCCACCAAGGTTAATGTGAGAAGGAGGAGTAATAGTAATCTTATTCTTAGCAAAAACCATGTTTTCCCGTATAAAAGTCTTTATAGCTTCGCCTTGTGCCCAAGCAATATTCTTTATTAGAATTAACCCATGCACCTGAGTAGGACCGCCATCATAAACGCGATCGACCCCATCAACAGTAGTCTGCTCATACTGGTTAAGGCGCTTATCATAGTAATCAGTTCCATATATTATATTTCCTACTATGTCTATATAAGTAGTAGGAGCAGAAGACAGCGCTATCTTAACAGTGCTCATCTTGACAACTCCTCTCTGAATTGTTCAATCAGTTCTCGTGTGTACTCTTTAGATCCAATATAATTATCTACGTAAAGGTTAATACTACGTTCAGAATTCGACCCACGTTCAAGCAGAGACTCAAGAGCTTCAAAACCACCAAGCTTACGAACGGTATCAGAGTCTACTATATACTCACCCCTGCTCACCTTTGCAAGGACTGAGTCAGAGGTTCCATTTCCTTCTCCATATACTCGTCCACCTGAGCGGAAGTTTGCAGCAGCTATAACACCTATTTGTGCAGCAACAAGACCTGCGGTTATTGCGGCAAAAGCAGCAGCTCCCCAAGGACCCATACTGGAGCCTGCTTTAATTGCATTTACAACTGCAACAGCTCCCTGCACGATAGCCTCAAAAATTGCCACTACTTTGGATTTTCTTGCCGCTTCATCCCGTTTTCGCTCCATCTCATCGTCGATTTTCTTCTGATCGTTTGCAAACTTTTTAGCAAGAAGAGTTTTCTTAAAAACATTATTTCCTGCAAGACGCTCCTCAGTAGCATAACGATCAGCAATAGCTTGCTTCTCTCTCTCTAACCGAAGAAGATCTTCTTGCAGTTTCATTTCTTGAAACTGAGAGATTATGTCAAAGGTTTGAAGCATTGTATTTGCTGTAAAATCAAAGACTGTTTGTATATTTTGTTTTCTTTGTTCAGCCCAATCAGCGTCTTTTTTAACATCATCTTCTTGTATTTTCCTTCTTGCTTCTTCTGCTTCAAAGAAATCCTTTACTTCATCTTCTGGTTTTCTTTTTTGATCAGAGATAGCCTTCTCCACACCAGAAAGATCAACGTCATCACCAGTGGGTAGATAAGCACGAGTGTCTATTGCCCCCGTCCTTGCATCAAATCTAAAACGCCTGCCTTTAACCCCTTGCCCATAGGTACTACCTGTCTCGTAGGCAGATTCAAAGTCAAGCAGCCCAAGAACGCCTAATTTCATTAAATCTTTTTCTTTTTCCTTTTTTGTTTTAGTCTTTGTACTTCCACCTGTATCAGAAGAACCAGAATCTCCTGAGGAGGCAGCTTCTTTTTTGGCTCTTAAAAGTTCAATGTTAGCGATAACACCAGAAGTGGCTTCATAAGAAGAAACATGATCGGTTGAGCCATACGCCTCTTTGTACGCAGAAGTAGCTCTATTTAAATTACTACGAAAGAACTTCACGGACATATCTTTTGTATTACCACCTGCTCTTTCAAGAGCATCCTCATATTGCTTTTGTCGAAGAGCTAAATTTCTTAAAAGCTTTAAATGCTCATCAGAATTCCAGTCATCTACATTCTCACTTTGCTTCTTCCGTCTTTCATCGAGGCTATCAAAGTACAAATTCATCGCACCAAGAGCGGCCTCAAAACCTATAGTAATTAGGGTCACTCTGCTTAAAACTGAACCCAGTCCCTGGGCAAGGACTTCTGCAGAACCCGAAAGCCTAAGAAGAGCTCCCCTGCCAGAAGACATAATTTTGAAGAATTTGGTTATATCGTTTATCTTCCCTGCACCCCACAGAGTAGCAAAGATAGCCGCTATCGTGGGTCCATTTTGAAGGACAAAATTTGCAAAACGTGCCATTACCTTAGCACCTTCAACAACAGCAGAACCGAAGGCTCTAATGTCACTTTCATTTCTTTTAACCCACTCAGCAAGCTCAATAAATTCTTCTTTAAGATTCTGAGCAAGTGTTCTTTGATTATCACCAAAGGCTTCATTAAGAGCTATCCCAACATCTACAATGGAATTCCATACTTCCTTCCACTGTGCAGCATTGGACATCTCTCTTATTTGCTTAGCAGCCTCTTCCACAGAGAAACCCATGCTCATTAACTCACGAGTTAAATTCGCAGCCTCATCCGTGGTGTCTTTCATTGTCAAAGCTGTAGGCAAGGCTATCATATGAAACTGCTCAAGCATGTCTGCTACGTCAAGACCTGCACTTTTCAATGCCTCAAACTTCTGGACTAAAGACCCACCTTCAGCTGCACTCTTTTTAAGAGCATTAGATGATGCTTCTGTTGGGGCCAGGAGATGCAACATTGAGTTTTTTAGACCAGTTCCTGCTCTGGAACCAATTATGCTCCTGTTAGATAGAAGACCAATCATGGCAGCTGTCTCTTCAAAACTATAACCAAGATTCTTAGCTACAGGAGCTGCATATGACATTGCCTCTATAAAATCTTTAAAATCGAGAGCAGTTAAGTTTAAAACTCGACCCATTGCATTAGCAACATGAGTAGCCTGGTCCGCGTCTTTTCCAAAAGCATTTAAAACTCGACCCAGATTTATAGCAGTAAAAGTTAAATCTTCTCCTGCATATGTTGCAAGATCAAGTGCGTTAGGAAGTATCTTCTCAAGTTTACTTCCCTCAAACCCCATCTTAGAAAGCTCAAGAGCCGCCTTTGAAATAGAAGTAGCTGAGTGTTCTGTGTTTAAAGAGAGATTTCTAAACTCTTTAGAAAGGTTTGAGAACTCTTTATTGTTTACTCCAGCTATAACTTGTAATTTAGTCATCTGATCTTGATAACGATTGGCTTCCCTTGTAGCCTGTTTAAGTCCTTCTATAAGTTGCCATAAACCATAAAAGGCTCCGGCAGCTCCAAAGACTTTACCCATCACACTACCAAGGTCACTAATCTTCTTAGTAGCCTGGTTGGCGTTTTTTCCTAATTTTTCTATAGCCACGTTACCTTGATCATCGACGCGTATTTTTACCAGAATTGCCATATTTTGCCTTTCGTTTTGTGGCTATATAGTCATTTTCTCTGTATAAAAAGTAAGACATAGCACTCCAAAACTCTTTAGGATTGCTGCATTCTACATCAACGTCATTCAACACCGTTTGCGCTGCAGACAGCGTTAAAAAACCGTTTGCGTCTGGAGGAGAGAGGGAGACAACTAATTCAAAGAAGTTCCACCACTCTGGTAATTCTGTATATAAAATAAGGGAGCGCAAATCAAGTTTACGCTCCCTGTCCCCTACAAAAAAACATCCTTCTATTCCACACTTGTCGAACTGGCATGATCGACATTTTCCTGGCCTCCAGCCCCAGTCGACTGTTCCGTCACACCAGTCTTCAAGTTTTTTCCTTTTGGCCCCATATAAGCAGTAAGCACTTTAAGATAATAGTCTGGATACATTTTAATTACATCCATTAAGACCTTTTGAACATATTCATTTATCGACCCATCCTCATTTTTGAGTTTGACAGGCTCATTTGTATCTTCATCGAATATGTCTTCACAATCAATTATTGATCTACGGATGACATGATCGACAGTATCCATCTGAGCACTTAAATCAACATCTGTAACTGCTTTGACAAGTTTCTGTCGAATTTGAGTTAAATCAAGATCTTCACTGGGTGTAAATTTAAATGTTATCGAGAAACTATCACCATCTTGTTCATAAGGAATTTTATAAGTACGATCTGTTTTTATTTTTATCATTCTAAGCTCCTTTAGTATTGAATCATTGAGTAGGTGCTGTTTTTGTCTCTCACCATACAAACAACAGGTGAGTTCATTTTAAAAGCAAACTGATCTGCAGGAAAGTGAGTAGTTAAAGCAGTATTATCATAATACGGCTCAAAAACTAAACTCTGTTTTGTAACTTCACTGTCGTCTAAACTTGCCTCTGAAATTTTTGCTTTAGTTACGTAGAAACCTTTAGAGTAAAAACCATCTCTGGCTCTCACAGTTACAATAACATCCGTCCAAGCATCACGTAAACCTTGATACGTGTCTGAACTATAACGAGAGAGCGTTGCATTCAATTTAATATTATATTTGCCGTTAAAGATAGGCTCCATCAAATAAATACCGCTTGCTGTATCCTGCTCCACAGCAAGAGGAGCTTCAACTTCTAAACCCCAACTCGTAACCCCAAGAGAGGAAAGAGTGGCTTCACTTGTTCCAACTCTAAACTGGGTTTGATGATGTGCTATTATTGTGCTACTTGTTTGTGCAGCATCAGGCAAACCCCAAGATGAACTATTATAGTCTCCTTTAGACTCTGAGTGCCCTATAAAATCATTTCCTACTTCCCAGAACTTACCGGCCTCTGAGCCAAAACTAAATTTCTTACACATGCAATTTATAAAGCGATAATCAGTAACCTGGGTCGCAAAATGAATAGTAGCTCTTCTACACTTCTGCCCTGCAGGAAGAGAAGAAGGCTTCTGCCCTGCAAGATAAGCAGTAGCATGACGAGAGTCTTTATCCAGCTCAAAGACGTGTTCATACATCAAACCACTCTTTGTCACAGGAGTAATCGTTTCAGGACCATCTCCAGAATACTTAGTTAAGTCTCCTGTTATCCCTACAGAATCTTCTGCAGAGAATACATAAATAAAAGTCGACCCATAAGTCTCCTTCCTTATAAAAGTAAAAGAATTACCTTCAGTGTCCTCATAAACATCACCAGCAACTAAGGTTGTTATCTCTGTTGCGGTCGTTATGCAATCTACTGCTACAGGAGGCAGTTCATAACCAAACATCCAGTACAGATGAGCATTGTGAGGACCTTGAAACCTCGCATTCCTTGAAAAAGAATTTTCAACGTAAGAACCTACAAGACGAGGCAGGTCTTTAAAACCTTGAGAATATATTGTATTGTCCTGCTCAAAGTTAATAGTCTTCTTAGGCACGAAGCTTAAAAAGGGAAAACCATCCGCATCAGATATCGAGGTGGCTGCACCTGAACCCCATGCAGCTGCTGTAGGAATACCTGCTTCCATACGGAGGGTTGCCTTATGAAGTAATTTTACATCATCAGACATTTAATACCTCCTTAAATAGAAGTAATGCGAATAGGAGAAACGAACTGCATATTATCGTTTACATAACTTGACCCATAGCCGTTCTTACCGATTAGCATTTCAACTTCCTGCCTTGTAGCTTCGTCATCTGTAAGACTCACTTGCGCTATGAAATTAGGAATTTCAATTTGTAAAGAATTTGACCCATAAGAAAGTAAGGCATCAAGTTGAAGAGGTGTTGCAGCATCTCTCCAATCAAGGAATGTATCTGCAGAATAACGAGAGATTTTAAACGAACCTGTCACTTCAAGACCTACCATTCCGTAGACAGGAGTAAGGGAGAGTTGCTGATTTGCATATTGTGTATCAAAACCAGATGTCATTGTAATACTAAACTCTTCAATCTGTTGATTGTCTCCAGAAGAAAGAGCATCTGTGTGGTCCCCTACTCTGAAGTAACCGCCTGAAGAGAAGTCATTATGGACAAAAAACGACCCATAGTTCGTTGCAGTTGGAAAAGCGTTGTCTACGCGGGCTTCACTTGTTACCCCTATCAGTTCAATTTCACAAACAACTTTCTGTCCTGCAGATGAACTTATCTTTAAAGACTTAGGGTAAATGTTTGCAAAACGGTATCTCTTTACACCATCATCAAAACACCAAGAAAATTTCTTAGTGTTTGAAGCATAAGAATACACACCCCCTACAGAAGAGCCAAAAAAGACTTCAAGTATTTTAGGAAGAGCTACTGGGTCTGCTTGAAAGCTAAGAGTCCCTGAGACTTCAATGTTTCCTTGTCTTGGTGTATTCCTAAAACCTGTACCGTCTTGAGCTTCGTCTTCAATCATAAGAGGCTTCATCTGAATTCTTCCACTTGTAAGAGGAAGTAAGCACATAGCACCCTCTTCATAAGTAGACCCACCTTGCGACTGAAAGCAAGCTTTGGTTAAAATCTTTACAGCATCTGACATTTAATCCTCCTTAATCTGTAGTATCAAGTTTGTCTATAATAACTTCTAAATCAAAAGCAAAGGCACTTATTTTTGGAATTATTTCAAGGTCTGTCCATATTTCCGGAAAACCTCCAAATTGAAGAAAACCAGGATATTTATTTCTTTCATCTGTCATTGAATATATCAAGGAAGCTGTATTCATTCCAAAGTTAATTATATCCACTTGATCTTGTTCTGTCCAATTACTTTCCATTTGACCGTCAGCTATACTTGTTTTCTTTAGATAACCAATTATTCTATAGCGAACTGACCATTGAATTGTACGTTGACAGACATATCCCACACCTTTTGCTTTATTTATATCTAATTCAATTCTTGGAAACTTTACACTTGAAGCAAGAAGATCTTTTACCCCTTCAAAAGAGACTGTGGGTCGATAAGAACTTGTTGCGAGCTTATTAACAATTCCTGCATTGATGACTGAGATAACACTTGACATTATGTGACTCCTAATCTATCAAGTTTTGCCTTGACCAATCTACTAAAGTTCATCGGTTCTTCTTCCGCTGCAGGAGTAATAAAAGGTCTTCTTTTCCCCCTTATTCCTCTTGGTAAGTCCCAAAAGAAACGAGCTGCAAGCTGTTTACTTGTTACTCTTGAACTAATAGCGCTTGCATCTTTTATAATTGCATTCATCGTTGCAACGTATGTTTCATTCTTAGAAATTCCTTTATTTCCAACATTAATAAAATATTGAATCCCTGGGGAGTGTTGAAGCATTCTTCTATTCCCCATCTGCCTACGTCCTTTAATTTTTAACATTTTTATTAAAGCACCTGTTCTGCTTGTTAACCTAACAGGATCTACCGGTTGCATTTTAGCAAGAATCCAAGGACGTCTTTCTCTACCCACCTTATTGGGAATAATATACTTTGCTGCTGCAACTTCTCTTATGTGATCAAAAGAGTCTGCAATAGCGTTCATTATTTGTGCCCTAAACTCCTTACAAATTTTTTTAGTTTGAGGAGTAAGAGTATTTTTAACAATAACCCCTTTGGCCATTTTTCAACCTCAGTAAAAAGCAACAAATTCAGATTTGATCCTATTACAACCCTTGCCGAGTTTAACCTCAAAAAACCAACCGCCAACATGCGCTGCACTGGGCAATCTCGCCATAAAAGGTGTCTGACTTTGAAAACACCCTGCTTGGACTCCTATTACATTGCGATACATGGGCAAAAGTTCTGATTTATGGAAGTGTCCTAAAACCATCATGTTGGGCTTACGTCCACCTTCCCACTGTTCAATGATTTTTTGAGTTTTATAAGAGACTGCATAAGCAGTGCCTCCACCTGGGTGCATCAGTGCAATAACAAAGTCCCTCTTACTACGTGTAGTCAAAGTCACTTCACCATAACAGTTTCCTACGTACTTCCAGTCAGGTTTCTTTGCAGACAATTCTTGACCCACGTCCATTCCAATCAACTTTGAAAAACTCTCATCGTGATTTCCTGTTATAAAATTTATCTCTGCGTAAGAAAGCTTAGGAGCAACTTGCTCAAAATGTTTACTTTGTTCTTTAAAACCTCTTTTATGTTGTTCAAACTCTTGCCCTTTATATAGTCTCCAACCGTCTAACACATCTCCAGCACAAAGAATTGGATTATACTCTTCCTTTTCTGCTCTTTGACAAAAGGCATTTAAATCTGAAACACGTTCATAAAGCGACCCATAGTGAGGGTCGGAGAAACAAGCAAAACGGATAGTATCTCCAGAAGTTGGGATTACGATATTTTTTCTTCTATTACTCTGTTCATATCTTCTAATTGTTTCTTTGAGTTCGCTAACTGTTTTCTGGAGGTTTTTCTCCAATTTAGTCTCCATAGATTCCTCGCTAAGTCGTGAGCTGCTCTTGTTACTGCCTCTTCAGAGAGGAACCAAAAACAAGCATGAAGCATCTCGTGGATAATAGTTTCTAACTCATCCAAAGTTTTTCCATCAATTGGAATGGTTATATACTTCCCTCGTTCCTCTGGACTGCAACATGAACCCACTGCCACATCATACTTTTTGCCCATAAGAGTCATCTGCATATTAAAACTCCTTACAAGAAAGGAGTGAGTCGAAAAATCGACCCACTCCCTTTACTCTTATATGCCAGTTGTAGCGTTAACTGTAGTCTTCATGTTTTTCAAAAGAACGCCGTAGTCAGTATTGATTACAATACCACGATATTCTCTTGCCCGAATAACTCTGGAGTTTTTCTGAGGTTCCGGATAGTCCTCAATGATATAGTCAGGACTGTACTTTGTCCACACCACCTGACGTCCTATACACCTCTCTCTGAAAGTCTTACGACCGTCAGAAAGCTTGGCAAGCAGGCAGTATTCGTTGGACCAGAATTTAGAAATATTTGCATTCTGAGAAAGACCTGAAGTATCAAAGATTGAACTGATCGTGACAATTTCTTTAATGCCCAAGTAGTCAGCCAGAAACTGTCTCTTCCTCTCCTTGCTCATCCTAACGACAGGTTCTACATACACAACTGAACTCATCACTTCTTTAGTGCGAAGAATGTAATCAACCAGATCATCTGACATAACAGCAGAATACTGATCTTTTGCCAAACCGTTCTTACCTCTCAGAACTTTCCAGGCAAGATCAAAAACTGCATACGGTTCTGCGTTATTAGCATCATCCATTTCATTTTTAACAGTCAGCAAACAATCTGTAGCTGCATCAAAGACGGTCCCACTGGGATTGGTAATCGCTGTTCCCGCAAAAGCTGTCTCATTAAAAAGAGCAGTTGCCACACGTGATTCGCGTGCGAGGAGAAGACCTTCTTTCGCAAGCTGTGCAGAAATCTCTTCCTCATCTAAATAGTTTTTATTCTCAAGGGCCTGGGTCAAATCCACAGCTTCTTCATGACCATACTCTTCAGTAGTGTAAGAAGCAGTTCCCCACTCCCACTGTCCTCTTGAATACGTTCCGTTAGGTGAACGGGAAGTATCCGGTATTTTCATTTTAGCTTCTCTCGGAAGAACAGGATAACTTGCAGCCCGTTCTACTACTCCCAGAGAAGGCAGAATTTTCTCTGCCTGAAGATTTAACTCGTCAAAAGAGATCTCTTCGACAAGTTCCCGAAGATCGTTACGGAGAGTTACTCCTGCCTGAGGCTGTCCACCCATATTATTAATCTCCCTTCTTACAGTGATCTGACAATTATGTAGTTAATAACAGTACCGGCACCACCGTTGCCAGACAATGTAACAGTAAGTGTACCTTTTGTGCATACAGCCTTCACAACGGCAGCAGTACTTGTCTGACCTGCGATAGTTACGATTGCGATATCACCGGCAGCGATTCTATTATCCAAAACAACTACTTCAGCATTTGCATCAGTCTCAGCAGTGCTTGAACCCATCAAAGCAATGCCAAAATTGCAATTGGCAGGAAGCATGTCGCTATTCACTCTGTCGAGATCTTTGCTTCTGTACGCTTCAATCTCGTCACCAACAACACCGGCTTCATTCGCGTAAGCGGCAACTTTAGCCAGAACCCAGGCTGTTCCATTCCATGTATAGTATTTACCTTCTGCGCTGACATAAACAGTCAACCCAACATTTGCAGTAGCACTTACATCCACATACGCCCATTTTTGATCTGAGTGGGTATAAATTGCAACTGCGTTACCATGATCTGCCCAACTCGTACCAGTGGGCTCTGCGGGAAGTAAGTAAGTGGCATTTGCAGAAAGGGTCGGCTCTGCGGTAACACCTCTGATCACATTATAACTTGATTTTACTGCCTGCCCATTAGGAGCAGGAAAAAGAGCATCTCCCCTGCTTACAGCAGAAAGCAGTTTTATAAGAAAGGTCCTCTTCTTAGAAGACACAGGATATACAGAAACCTTGTTGTTAGCGCTCCGAGCAGTAATTACTCCATCTACTTCACTTCCTGCTCCTGCATAAGCAGCTGTATTAGTTGCTTTTGTAATTGTAGCGAACCGATTACGCTCCAAAGTTCCTGAACAAGCGCACTGAAGCTCGTCTACACGGTATCCTCTGAAACTCATATTATTTCTCCTCCTTTTAAAATGTGACCCACGAAAAGCTGGGGAAATTCCTGCCTTGCCATACGAACAGCTTCAGCATTTGTTTTAGGACTTTTAGTCTTTTTAATAAAAGTAATTGCTTTTTCTTTTGTATCAATTGTTACATCTCCCTCTGAGCCTGCACCTGCTGCATCGGGAGCTGTCTTCTCAAATATACCTTTAAGTTCATTACTTGCCTGTTGTTCCTTAGGCTTCTCAATCGATTTCTGAATAAGAGAACTAAGAGCTTCACTTACGCTCTTATTCTCAGCAATCAACTTTTCTCCTTCCTCAACCAAACCAAGTTTAAAGGCATTTTTACGAATCTCAGCTTCATCCTTCAATTTCTGGTTTTCTGCTTTGAGTGCTGAAATCTCATTATTCTTTGATTCCTGACCCAGAGCAAAAACCTGGTTGTAAAGATCAATATTTAACTCTTTAAGATTTTCAAGTGTAGCGTTCTTCACCGCTATTGGAAGCATTTATATCCTCCTTACCATGAAAGAATATCGTTTAGAGATGTAATACCATCTAACATAATTTTAGGAGCTTGACCTGCATTATAAACACGGCCTTCTGCCATACTTGCAGTCTCCTCCGCACTAATTCCTCTATTTCTCTGAACTGCCTTTAAAAAGACTTCATAACAATAATTTATATTATTCTGAAGCTCTGAGAAAGCTTCTGGATTTAAAGGCTCGTGTGGGTTTCCTAATGTTTTATATTTTCCTGCTGAGATATAAGTAAATTTCAACCCACGATCGTTGTCCATTTTACTTTGATCTACGTGTAGCAGAAGGGCTCCTATAGATCCTATGTGACTTACAGGATCTTCAGCATATACTTCATCCGCTGCGCTACCTATAAAGTAAGCGGCGGAGCACATTTGTTCTGCTACTAAAGAAGTAACTCTTTTCTTATTTCTGAGAGCGTAAACTTGATTGGATAAAGCCTCGCACCCTATCGCTGAACCGCCTGGGCTCGACCACCTCAAGATTACATGCTCTATCTTAGGGTCATCTTCCGCGTCTGAAAGCAATGTAGAAATCTTATCCATCCCTACAAAGCCACAACACGAATCTAACCAAGACGCCTCGTTTACCAGTGTACCTTTTATATCAATAATCATTTTTCGACCCACTACGTTGTAGGGCGTGTTGGCTTGTAATTCTTCATTCTTTTCATCTACACGTAAAAGTTCTTTTATTTGGTCTACTTTAAGATTATCTACAAATTTCAACTCCAATATATTTTGCATTGTTTGGAGAAACTCAGGTCTAACATACCAAACTGATGTGCTAAGTCTCTCTAAGAGATGACTACCAGTTACCATCTTCTTTTCTCCTTTCCTTGGCATCCTCTTCGTCCAAGTCTTCACCTTTTTGTTCGCCTTCTCTTCGAGACTTAGAAGTATCTCTTTTAGCCTCCTCAGCTTCTACAGTATCAGGAAAGATAATTCCATCCTTCTCTGCATACTCTTTTTTCTTTTTGAGGATCTTGGCTTGGAGGTCAACTTCTCTGAGAGCCTCTTCCTCTCTATCAGCCTCGACTTCCTCAAAATCAATACCTTGTTCATCACAAATCATTTGTTTCGATTTAGTCCCATTAAGGAGTTCAATCTTGTTTCCTCTGGCTTCCTTTTCGTTGTCCAAAACACCAGACGAAGCCCATCTCTTTCGGAGGTCTATAGTAGAAAGTGACCCACGGATCAAACCAAGGCTTATTCCTTCAAGAACCCAGGTGCTTACTATCCAATCCAGCACATCATTCAAATCTCTTCGCCATCTTTTAACAAGACGGTAAGTGTCAAGAACAGCACCCCTCCAAGAAGAATAAGAAACTTGTTCTGTATCCAAGAATGCCAAAATATAAGGTAGTCTAAAAGTCATAGAAATAATTTTATGTGCTCTTAGTGTAAAGGTATCTGTATTATCGCCAGGTCTATTAGGAGCAGCAAAATTAACTTCCTCGTTCATATTAAGGTACATTATAGTACCTGGCTGTAATTTTGTATACCTTCTATTAGAAGCATTAGGATCTGTTTGTGCGTTTCCATCAGGACCTATAGTCATTGCCTTCATTGCCGCATTAGGATTCTTAGCAGTAACAAAGGCTGAAAAACAAGCTGCTACACGCGCCCCAATTATAGTAGCTTCGGTAAAATCATCCAAATTCTTTATAAAAGGAATTATAGGTGTTACTAAAGGATATTGGCGACTTGCAAGAGGTCTACTGTTTAATGGGGCTTTAAAGAGAAAAGTTACCTTTCTTCTGTACCCATCTACTTCTCTATACATAGGGTAAAAAGTAAAATTATCCTTATTGTTGCGATAAGAATAATCTACTTTATCTGCTTTTTTGACCCAGTATCCTTCAATCCGACCCTCTGCATCGTATTGCACGCCATGACGAACACGTTGACTCATCACTTCATCACGTTCGTACTCTTCTGGTGTTTGGACCCTATGTGCTTCAATCAATTCGACTACTGTTCTAATTCCAGACCTTTTCTTATCAAGAGGTAGATTTATTAAAACATCTCCGTCTGCAAAAGAGCATGAAATTATTTCTTCCAATATTTTATATAAACTCTTTGTTCCTGACATATCGCAGGCTTTAAAGAGCTCTGGAAGTAATTTATTTATCTGGTCTCGTTGTATTCTATTTTTCGACCCACTGTAAATTGCAGGACCTTGAGCAGTTATTAAATTGATATAAGCCTGCTGAATTCCTGATACAATGGGGTTATCTCGAATTAATTGATGACTGCGTTTTCTTAAATTTACAAGTGAGTCTTCCTGAGACAAGTCCTTATCCGGACTCTGCTCAGGAACAATATTCCACCCAATATTAAAGGGATTGGTTTCTGCCCCTTTAAAAATAGCCATTAGTAGCCTCCTACACACATAGGAATACTACCTTCTTCTGCACCCATAGCTTCCTCAGATGCCTTTTTAGCTAACCAGTCAATAAAATCTGTTATGTTCCCAAGAATAGTATATGTAGTTCTCATCTCCTCATGGTTTTCAACAGAACTCATGAAATAAGAATCCCACGATCGACTGGCAAGGGCATCTTTAGCTCTTTGATACTCTGCTGCCCAAGACGTAAAGGCCATATCTCACCTCGCATTCTTCTACCAGTTAAAATCACCAATTTCATAATCATTAAAGTGGGTCGATTCTTGTATTCTTTTAGACTGAGACAGTCTTGCTTCTCGCAGTTTCCTCTCTTCAGCCACTGGGTTTAGTTTAAAATCTGGTATATCAAGCTGATGTCTCAATGTACCTTTTTCTGTAGGTATGTCAAGAACAATAAAAGCGTGTACATCAGCCATTCTAAAATCATTTTGACCTATCTTCTTCCAAACAGTTTTAACTTCACCAGTTTTCTTATTTTGATTTTCCGTTTTACGGATTGCACAATACTGAGCCAAGAAATCTTTACTGACATCACACGGTAAAAGAAAGTTTTCTTGCTGAGATCTTGTATCCGTTTCTTCAAGGTACTCACTTGTTCTCACTAAGTATAAGTTATAGTCTTTACTGTATTGAATTGTTATTCTCTGAGTCTCATGAGCTCCCTTGACCATAATCAATTGAGGTAAAAACTCAGCAGCTCCATAAAGTTGCTTAGTTCTATGTCCTCCAGTGTCAATAGCTGCTAAAGGAACTTGCCATTTGTTGTTTAAAGGACCAAACTCGCGCTTAAACAGATTCGTGTTGAAAGCATCAACAATTTCTTTATAGTCTGCAATTTCAATATCACACTTAATAAAAAACTCGTCTACAACAAATGTCAGTTTATCTGGACCCCAAGCTCTTACTACAACATAGAATCCTTTATCCTGAGTATCTATTCCTGCGGTAAGGACTTTTGTCCAAGGAGGTACATCTCCTTTATAAAGTTCATCTTTACGTCTGTTTTTCAGTGTAATAGTTGTAGTTTTAGACTTATCGTCTATCCAGAATTTAGCAAGCCAACACTGATAAAAATTTTTATAGTCATGTAATTTATCTTTTGTTTGAATAAACTCATTCCAGATTCTTTGAAAAGAACGAAAAGGACTTACCATAGAGTCCCAATGAAAAAAGACTCTATTGTGACCCACGCCATACTCAAAGGGATGCTCCAGCGTACCGTCTGTTTCAATACGCGTAGGTTTCCACTGATTGTCCTCATACTCAACTACTGCATACCTACCATGAGCGTTAAAAGCTTTCTTTTTATCATCATCTTTAAACTCAGCACCGCAATACTTACAGAGACATTTAGGCTCGCCTTTCACAAGTTTAAGATTTACAAAGAAGTCAAGTTCCTGATACTCTCCACATTTGAGACAGGGAACTTGCCAAGTCACATATAGCGTGCCTGGGATACTGAGCTGTTGATGAAGTAAGTCACCTTCTACAGAAGGAGAACTTACCATGTAACCTTGGCCTATACCATACTCAAAATAGGTAGTTAAACGATCTCCTGCAAATTTAATAGCATTTGATTCTTGACCCACTGCTAAGGACATCAAACGTACCTCATCCAACCAAACTCTTTTCATTGGAAAAGAGTTCATTGTTGCAATTGAGGTTGCCCATGCAGGATAAATAGTCATGTGCTGAAGTCTAATCTGCTCTTGAGAGATGTCCTTAACTTTATCTGTTTTATAACAAGCAAGTTCAGGAGAAGCATTTATCATAGAAACAAGTTTCTCTTCTAAGTGCTTTTTACCAGTAGTCTCATCCGGTAGAATGTATAACCCAGGACCTGGGTCTTGATCTATAGCGTCTGCTACAGAAGCCTGAAGGAAGACTGACTTACCCGACTGAGTGGGTCCAATTATGCCTAACCAGTGTATCTTATAGTTCCCTATTTGACTGATCGGATCTATCAAATAAGGAGTCAAGGAAAGGTCTATTCTGTCCAACAGGTTTGTTCTGGTCGAAACTCGAATCTTCTTTACAACTTCCACTGCCGGTATTCTCTTCGGGATTTGTAACCACTCTCTCTCCTGCCTGCTGAATATTAAGTCCATATACCTCCCAAGTCTCTAATGATTTAGCCTCATTCTCAAGATGTTCCATTGCAATATTATGATTCTCTATTAATATGTTTTCAATTAAATGAACATCTGTTAAAGCAACGAGACGAGGCGCTACAGTTTTAATAGCGTATCTTACTTTATTAGCGACAGCTTGAAGAGTTGTTCTCATTCTATCGACTGCCATCTGTCTGCTTATCAGCTCTTTCATTTTAAGCATGTTACTTATCCGCTGAGCTTGAATTTTTTCTCTTTTAAGCTCTTGGTCAAGTTCTGTAAGCCCTCCGCCTCTTGTCCTTTTACTTATCTCCCTCAGTGCTCTCATCACGCCAAAAATCGGATAACCCTCCGCAGTGGGTGTAATATTACACTCTCTCATGAATTGACGTGCAGATACCTCATTAGGAAAAACACCTTGCTGTACAAACCACGAGATGGGTACATAAAGTTCATTTGATCTAACCATTTTATTTCCTCTCGTTAATATCTATAGTAGTTAAGTATTGCTCTGCATTCTTTGCTACTCTGCATTGCTTTTAAAAGTTGATCTGGTGCAATGTGCTTGTCTTTTATAAAGTTTGCTCCACAAAGCATGTGGATTGAAGCTGTGTTCTCTGAACACCAGTCAGCTTCTGAGTCCTTGTTAAAGATCTTCCATTTACCAATAACAGGTAAAAATCGACCCAAACCGAGTGAGTTGTATTTACCGAGTTTAGTTGTCTTGTCTCCTTGTTTTCTTCGGATATAGGCAAGACGTTCAAGTGCCATCTCCCGAACTTCTTTATCATCCCAGCCTGTCCAGTAATAACAGGCAACTATTCGTTCTTTCTTGTACCGGTATTTCTCCATACTATTTTCTACAAGACCTTTAATCGTTTCTTCACAAGCATACTTCTGTCCCCAACTCTCTGAAACAGGAAAACAGTGATTAGGGAAGGCCAAATCATCTACGGCCTTTTTACCGCCACGAAAGAAACGAATTGCATTGCAGATAGGATTCTCTGTTCTTGTAAAACAAACAGCGAGAGTGGGTATGTTCTCGTAGGCGATTTCAAAGTCAGGTTTGCCCATCTTTCAACCTCTTTTCTATACTGTCCAACTTAGCCATAATATCTATCTCACGTTGTAGAGCTTCTAATCTTACATTTAGTTCTGCAAGCATAGTTCCTAAACTTGTAATGTCTTTTCTAATCTCTGCCATATTCTCATATAACTTATCATGCCTACTTGAACAGACTGTTTTGTCTTGCTTCTTGCTCATGATCTGACCTAATGTGTAAGCTGCAGTAACAAGGGTTATAAGAATACCTACCTCAACCCAAGAGAATTGAATGACTCCCATAAAATCTCCTAAAATCCAAAATCGACCCACTGAAATCAGTTAGCCAATCAGTTAGCCAATCAGTTAGCCAAATTTACAAAATCGACCCATCGTGAGGCGAACTGTTTCAAAATGAAACAGTTAGCCAATCAGTTAGCCAAAATTAGAGGTTTTCACGTCGTTGGTAATAGGTATAAAAGGTCCTACTATAATATACTACATATGTAAGGGGATGTCAAGAAAAAAATAAAATATTTTTGGCTAACTAACTAATCCAAGTTTTAAAACTTCTATATACAATTTTTAAAATTTTTCCTA